TATATGGGAATTTTACAAACAACACCAAGCCGCATTTTGGACGGCAGAAGAAGTCGATTTAACAAATGACATCAGAGATTGGGAAAATTTAACAGACAATGAAAAATTCTTTATTAAGAACGTATTGTCGTTTTTCGCAGCTTCAGATGGTATTGTAAATGAAAACTTAGCTGAAAACTTCTACCGTGAAGTTCAATATCCTGAGGCTAAGTTTTTCTACGGGTTCCAATTAGCGATGGAAAACATTCACTCATTAATGTATTCATTATTGATTGATACCTATATCTCTAATGCTAAAGAAAAGGACGAGTGTTTCAATGCAATTGACAGATTACCTGCGGTTCAAAAGAAAGCTAAATGGGCGTTAGAATGGATTGAAAAGGCGTCATTTGCAGAAAGATTAGTTGCGTTTGCTGCTGTTGAAGGTATCTTCTTTTCTGGTTCATTCTGTTCTATTTTCTGGATGAAATCAAGAGGTATTATGCAAGGTTTGTGTAACGCGAATTCACTTATCTTTAAAGATGAAAACTTACACTGTGATTTTGCAATTCACTTATTAAATAATCATTTGGAGGAAAGACCATCTGAAAAAAGAATTAAAGAAATCTTACTTTCAGCTTTAGAAATTGAAAAAGAATTCATCACTGAATCACTTCCTGTATCACTAATTGGTATGAACTCAAACTTAATGAAACAATATTTGGAGTTCGTTGTTGACGGGTTGTTGGTTAAGATGGGATGTAGTAAAGAATTTAATGTAGAGCAACCATTCAAGTTCATGGAACAAATTGCGGTTGAAACTAAAGGTAATTTCTTTGAATCAAGAACGATGGAATACCAAAAAGCAAAGTTAAACGAAACTATAACATTCACAGACGATTTTTAAATTTATAATATGTCATTAAAAATAATTAAAAGAAATGGAGACCTTGTGGCGTTTAATCCACAAAAGATTTACAACCGTGTAAAGCGCTCCGCAAAAGGATTAAGTGTTAACTCTGATGAGATTTTACGACTATTCAAGACTTGCATCGTCTGTTGCCATTTCATCTTACCACAAAGAAACTTCAGATAGTTTTTGTGATACTATGAAAGTATTACATGGCGATGGTATCATCCATGAAGAGCTAATGAACAAGATAAATCAATATGGTGAAGAAAACATTGACTCTATCATCAATCATGAAAATGATTATAACTTTGATTATTTTGCTTGGAGGTCTCTACAAGAAATGTATTTGTTAAAAAGACCAAACGGACAGGTTGTGGAACGACCACAACATATGTATATGAGAGTTGCGTTGTGGGTTACGGATAGTTTAGAACAAGCTAAAGAATATTACACTTCTTTATCAAACCAACTAATTTCTAAGGCAACACCTATCATGATTAACTCCGGTACAAAAGTTCCACAATTAGCATCTTGTGTATTACATTATAATGATTCAGATTCGAGAGAAGGTTTGTTAGGGACTTTGAGAGACATTTCAACATTCTCTTCAGACGCGGCAGGTATTGGACTTTCAATGTCAAACATCCGTAGTAAAGAAAGTAGAATTTCAACATCAGGTGGATATGCTGGTGGACTTTTGAAATACTTAAAAATTGTTAATGAGTCACTTAGATTCTTTAACCAACAAGGGCGTAGACCTGGTAGTGCTGCTATCTATCTTGAACCATGGCACAAAGATATTTTTGATTTATTAGACATCAAAAAGAACACAGGTGCAGAAGAACTAAGAGCACGTGATTTATTTACGGCACTTTGGATTCCTGATAATTTTATGAAGGCGGTTAAAAACAATGCTGATTGGTATTTGTTCTGTCCTAATGATATTAAAAAAGCCGGATTGAAAGCATTACAAGAATGTTATGGTGAAGAATACGAAGAAGTATATAACACGGCAGTTAGTATGGGTCTCGGTAAAAAAGTTAAGGCTCAAGACATTTGGACTAAAATTGTTGAATCACAAGTAGAAACAGGTGTTCCTTATTTATGTTCTAAAGACAATGCGAATAGAAAAACTAACCACCAAAATATTGGGGTAATTAAACAATCTAACTTGTGTAATGAGATTTACCAATACACTGATGAGAAGACTACTGCGATTTGTACTTTATCATCTATGGTATTGAAAAACTTTGTAAAAGATGGTGAGTTTGATTTCAACTTGTTATATGAAGAAACACGTAAAGTTGTAAGGTCATTAAACAAAGTAATTGATATTAATAACTACTCAACCGAAAAAGGTCGTAAAGGTGGTTTAGAGCAAAGAGCAATTGCTATTGGAACGCAAGGTTTGGCTGATGTTTTCTATTTAATGGATTACACTTTTACATCCGATGAAGCGAAAAAATTAAATAAAGATATTTTTGAAACTATCTATTACGCGGCAATTACAGAAAGTAATGTGTTATGCATGGAAGGTAAGTACCAACCTTATGACTTATTCAAAGGGTCACCTATGTCAAAAGGTATTTTCCAATTTGATATGTGGAATGTTAATGAAACAGAACTTTCAGGAATGTGGGATTGGAACAAATTAAAGAAAAGTGTTTCTGATTATGGTGTTTGCAATTCATTATTTACCGCTCAAATGCCGGTAGCATCTTCAGCGAAAATCACAGGTTCATATGAAATGACAGAACCTGCACACTCAGCAATCTTTAACAGACGAGTTGTAGGTGGAGAAATTATGATTGTAAACAAATACCTTATCAATGACTTTGAAAAAATTGGTATTTGGTCTGAAGATTTAAAAAATGAAATTATCCTTAACGAAGGTTCAATTCAAAACATTAACTTCAATAATTACTTGGACTCTGAAGACAAGAACTATTTGAAAAAAGTAAAAAGAATTGAACACTTAATTCCTAAGTATAAAACAATTTGGGAGATTTCACAAAAACAACTAATTGATATGGCTGCGGATAGAGCACCATTCATCGACCAATCACAGTCAATGAATATCTATATGGGTAATCCAACTTTATCTAAAATCACATCATCTCACTTCCACTCTTGGGAAAGAGGTTTGAAAACTTTATGTTATTATGTAAGAACCAAAGCTATTTCAACAGGAGCTAAACACTTGGCAGTTGACGTATCAAAAATACAACAACCCAAAGTTAAAGTTGAAGTTCCCACTGTAAGTTATAGCGATATGAACTTACCACCAAAACCTGAAAATAGTGACTTTGATTGTTTTGGATGTTCATCCTAATTGCAACACTAATCCCGACACTATGTCGGGATTTTTTATTTCATAACTATTTATTGAAAATATCACGACACTATATTTATGTAATATGGCAAATGGCATTACGTATGGTATAAATTTGGCAAATGGCATTACGTATGGTATAAATTTTCCCTTTTTACAAAGTTCAAAAGGAAACTATTTAAAACTGACTGAAACAACTGATGAAGAAATCAGAACAGACCTTGTACACTTATTATTAACAAGAAGGGGTTCACGATATTTTCTACCTGATTTTGGTACTCGTTTATATGAGTTTATTTTTGAACCACTTGATGGTGCAACGTTTGAAGAAATTAGAGCAGAGATTGAAGAACAGGTTGCAACTTACATACCAAACCTTACTATAAACAGTATTACTGTTGAACCATATACTGAATCAGGTGATGTTGTGGGACAATTAGATTACGAACTATTAGGTCAAGCAAGTATTTATCGTATACCTGGTGCGAATACCGCAGAATACACAGCAAAAATAAAAATTGACTACACTAATGACGCTAGAGCATTCGGTAGTAGAGAATTTGTGATAATTAACATATAAGATGGCAAACAATAAAATTAATTATACTGATAGGGATTTTGAGGCAATTAGACAGAGTTTAATAGACTATACAAAACAGTACTACCCTGAACTTGTTCAAAACTTCAACGACGCTTCGGTTTTTTCAGTACTAATGGACTTGAATGCTGCGGTGGCCGACAATTTACATTATCACATCGATAGAAGTATACAAGAAACGGTACTTCAATATGCTCAACAAAAGTCTTCTATTTTTAATATTGCAAGAACTTATGGTTTAAAAATACCAGGATATAGACCTTCAGTTGCTGTTGTTGATATTTCTATAACAGTACCACCTTTTGGGGATGCTGAAGATTTTAGATATTTAGGTGTTTTAAGAGCTGGCTCACAATTTAATGGAGGAGGTAATACATTCGAAACAGTATACGATATAGATTTTTCAACACAATATAATCAAGAGGGTGAAGTTAATAGAACTAAAATACCGACTTTTGACTCTAACAACAAAATTATTAATTACGTTATTACAAAAAGAGAGGTAGTAGTAAATGGAACAACAAAAGTATATAAAAGAGTAATCAACCCTACAGATGTTGTACCATTTTTTAATTTTTTCTTACCTGAAAGAAACGTTTTAGGTGTTACATCAATAATACAAAAAGACGGAACAGGATATCCTAACGTACCTAATTACACAGAATTTGCAACCTCAACTAATCGATGGTATGAAGTAGACGCACTAGCCGAAGATACTGTTTTTATAGAAGACCCAACGAAACCCGTAGACAATGCTGGTGTAAAAGTTGGAAAATACATTAAAACCGATAAGAGGTTTGTTACCGAATATACACCTGAAGGGTTTATGAAAGTCCAATTTGGGGCTGGTACTACAACACCAAATGACCAATTAACAAATTTTGCCAAAAATGGAATAAAATTAGATTTGGCAAATTATCAAAATAACATAGGTTTAGGTCTAACGGTTCAACCAAATACAACAATATTTGTACAGTATAGAACTGGTGGTGGTTTAGCATCAAATGTCGGGGTTGGGGTTATTAATCAAGTTGGTACTATTGATTTTGCGGTTAATGGTCCATCGGATAGTATAAATTCAAACGTTATTAACTCATTGACTGTTAATAATGTCACGGCAGCAATTGGAGGTTCAAATCCACCTTCCACTGAAGAAGTAAGAAACATGGTGGCGTTTAATTTTGCGGCCCAAAAAAGAGCGGTAACAGTAAATGACTATAAATCTCTTATTGATACTATGCCAGGTAGATTCGGTGCACCTGCTAAAGTTGCAATCACTGAAAATAATAATAAAATTACAGTTCAAATTTTATCATACGACCAAAGTGGTAAACTTACACAAACGGTATCAAATAATTTAAAATCAAATCTTGCGACTTATCTTTCTAAATATAGGATGATTAATGACTACATCTCAATAGATGTTGCAAGAGTTATTGATTTGTCATTTGATATATATGTAGTATTAGAATCAAATGTAAATCGAGGTCAAGTTATTACTGAAATAATTAATCAAGTCTCAAATTACATGGCACCTGAAAATAGAGATTTAGGTCAGAATGTTAATGTTTCAGAAGTAAGAAGATTAATACAAAACACAGCCGGAGTACTCACACTTACAAATTTACAAGTATTTAACAAAGTTGGTGGACAATACTCAACATCAGAAACTTCACAAAGATATCTTGACCCTAAGACAAGAGAAATACAACTGATTGATGATACAATATATGCGGAGCCAACGCAAGTTTACCAAGTTAGATTTAACAACAAAGATATTAAAGTATTTGTTAAAAATTTAGCAACTGTAGATTTCTCATAAGATTATTTATTTCCTATGTGTCTTACCTACTTTTAAAATGGGTAAAATAACTATTTATTTTTAAAAGACTAATGACCAAAAGTTATAGGATAAGAACAGCACCGGGTACGGACAAAAATATTAGAGTCAATATTAATCAAGATTTTGACTTTTTAGAGATACTTTCTTTAAAATTAAGACAAGAAGATGTCTACACGAGATTTTGTGCAGACTATGGAGTTGTGGCTGGTAGAGTCATAGTCAATGGAGGGTACGGAGTACCAAATGCGAATGTATCAATATTTGTTCCACTTGACGCAATAGATGAAAATGACCCTGTGATTTCCACACTTTATCCTTACACATCGGTTGATATTAAAAATGAAGATGGATACCGTTATAATCTTTTACCATATAGACAAGAATACGGAGGACACACACCAACAGGTACATTTCCTGATAGAGAAGACGTTCTAACAAGAACCGAAGTTTTAGAAGTTTACGAAAAGTATTATAAGTTTACTGTAAAAACAAATGAAAGTGGTGACTTTATGATAATTGGAGCACCGCTAGGTATTCAAACCTTAGTTTTAGATTTAGATTTATCAAACATAGGTTGTTTTTCATTAAGACCTGCTGATTTAATTAGGTCAGGTCTTGCAACTGCAGAACAATTTGATGGAGACCAATTTAAATCATCAACAGATTTAGATTCATTACCACAATTAGTTAATATCAAACAAGATATTGAAGTAACTTCTTTTTGGGGTGAAAATGAAATATGTAATATTGGTATAACAAGAGCTGACTTTGATTTAAGAGAATTTGGAATTGATATTAAACCTCACGCGGTTTTTATGGGCTCTATATTTTCAACCGCGGACGAAGACTTTTTGAAGACTAACTGTAAACCTAAAAAAGATTCAGGTAATTTATGTGATTTAGTTACAGGTGCGGGTAGCATTTTAGCCATTAGACAAACAATTAACTATGATGTTGATGGTAGACCTATTTTAGAGCAGTTTAGTTTACCTGAGGGTGGTAAAGTGATAGATGACGACGGTACATGGTTAGTTGAGGTACCGATGAACTTGGATTATGTTACAACAAACGAGTTCGGAGAGCAGATTATTTAGTTCCAAATATTAAAGAATGGGGATGGACAGGAAGTAACCCACCCGCGGGTTCATCGGCACAACTTCAATCTTATGCATTTAGTTTAGATTGGAATGATTACGGTGATAGTAGTACAACAATTGGTCAACAAATGATTAATGAAGCAATTAATTGTGAAGACAGATTCTATGAGTTTAACTATAATAAAGTCTATACGATTGCTAATTTTTTAGACAGATGGAAATGGGGGTTCAATAGAAGTAGACATTTAGGTATCAAAGAAATTACGGATAGAGGGTGTACCACAACAACAAATAGATTTCCTGTAAATGACGGTGTAAAAAACTTTGACTTCATATTTTTCTTATTCAATTTATTAATTACTATCCTTACACCTGTATTTGTTGCGTTAATACCGGTTCTTCACGTTTTAGCATTAGCATGGCCAATATTAAAGTGGGTTATTGCTATTATGTTTCCAGCATATCTTATATTTCAAGCCGTACAATATGCTATCGCGGCCGCAGCGGCATTCCCAGCGGTAGGTTTAATTGTGGTTAATGCTTTAGTTGCTGTTATATTAGCTGCCGCCGCAGTTTTATTTGCGGTAAAAGTTGCTCCCATGTTGGTTAAATTTAAGTTTAAAGGAATAACATTACCGATGATGTCATATCCTGATTGTGAGGCGTGTCCTTGTGATATGGACGATTTACAGATGGACGATGTCCAAGGTAATATTTTTGGAGGTGGAGGTAATCAACAGGCAAAAATAGGTAAGTATACTGTAAACAGTAGAACTAGTGGTTCCATTCTAGCGGACACAAACTCAAATCAACTATTTCTTAGTGCACCAAACACCAATCTTTGTAACTTTGATTCAAATGGGGACCAAATAATACAATCAGGTTACCCAACATATTTCTGTACTATAGACCCTGAAAGTTATTCGGGTAGTGAAAACAAAAGAAACACGAAGTATCAAGCAGATAGTTTCGGTATTAGATACGGTATGGCAGGATACCCAACAGCACCTGAAGTGGGAATGCCTGTGGTTACTAAGTTTTCCGAAGATAAGTACTTCCCAAATAGAGATGTAACGTTATCTCAATCTTTTAATTTAGCAAACCTTAGAATAAGATATTTTGATACGACAGCACCAAATATCATTAAGACAACGATTAATACTAACAACCCACCAATTTATGATAACATAATGATGTTGATTGTTGACCAAAATACTATTTCTCAAATGACATCGGGTAGTTTGGTTACTTTTACTAATCCTGACAATATAAATGATATTAATATGACTGGCGCATCGGTTACAAACCAATTCGGTAGTAATTCAATTACAGGTAGTACACAAGCATCAACCACAGTACAAATCACTTACATAAATCAAAATGGAAACCCACAAACGGTTCAAGTACAGATAACAGGAAACACAGATGGAAAAGAATATCTTTATAAAACGGGTATAGAATATTTCCAAGTGGTTACAGGTATGACTTTAAATAATTTGGATTTACTGACAAATGGAATTAAGTTAAACAACCAACCAAACCCTAACTCACAACTTGATACTACAAATATAATTAGAAAGTATATTTTAAATAAATTACAAAGAATAACATACGAAGATAACTCAGGTTCAGGAGATAACGGACAATTTAGAAATGAAGTAATAAACCCACTTACTATAATGGGTGATAGTTGGAAAAATTTAGAAATTGTGTTTTTAGTAAGGGGTGTTGACCCTTATACCGATACACAAAATATCGAATATGATTTATCAAGACTATTTGGTTATAGTTTTGGACAAGGACCAAAAGTTTCAGGACAATTCTATATGAATATACCAATTCAACCAAACTCAGGTTCTGGTACTTGGTGGTATGATAGTAAAACTCCTGAATCACACAACGTCACTTATCCCACATCAAAACTATACCATCAGACATTCAATTTTAATACAGGTACACAATTTAGTTCAGTTACATCTAATAATATTAGATATTATTCATCTTTAGATAAATCTACTAACACCATTACTGCAAATGGTGGATTTCCTTTATCAACATACACTGCAAGTGGTTTAGGTATTGATGATAATGGAAACGGAACACAACAGATAAGATTCTACGGGACATCATATCAGGGAAGAGTTGAAGGTGGGGCTTTAATGGCATCAAGCAACAGTGTTAGTAACAACACGATTACCTCATTCAGTAATTATAACGGTAGATTATATAGTCCTGTTTATGGTTCAATTTCTTATACCATACCATCAGGGGCGAACCCTAAATTACTATTAAGGTCAGACAGATTACCAACTTCAGATGTACAACAAACATTTGGTACTCGCTCGATGTTACTCCACCAAAATGATAAGTTTGCTATCTATATCTACAACAGTAGCGGACCATCGACTGTATTTTCGGTTACTGCGACTGACACCACAAATAATGCTCAAGACTTTGGCCCTGATGGGCCACAAACTACTGCGAGCAGCGTGTTATCCACTTTTGATTGTGCAGGAATGGTACCTTTAGATTGTTATCAAGTTGACACAACGACTAATACGTTTAGTGTTTTATCACCATGTACTCAAAATCAAGACCCAGTAAGAATTAAATCAGGGTGTTACCAGTTTATTCAAAAACCATACGTGGCTAATATTACTAAAGATTTAGAAAATTTCTCAGAGTGGAAAGCAAGATTTAGAATGATGTTTGGTGCGTGTAGAGGTATTTTCTCACACGTTTTTCAAAATAATTGGGTCAATGGAACACTATATATGTTTTCGTTTAAAAAACAAACAATAGTATCAATTTTAGGTCAACCAAAAAAATACAAGTATTGTGGTACATACGAGAGTAATGTTAGACCAGGACAAGGTCCAATTTATTATACATCAGGTTCAACTAATTCGTTCTTTTATCGTTCAACACCTTACAATGGTACAAATTTCGTTGGACAAATACCAAAACAAGGTTCATACTTAAATCCAACACCCGTTCCTGTTGATTTTGGAGGCGCAAACGATAGAAACATCATGTTCCCAACTACAATCATGGACTTAGGACCAAGGGACGAGTTTTCTTTTGAAATTTGTGCAAACCCTAATCTTCAAGGATATTTGGTAGATACATTAAAATCTACATCATTTAATGATACGTCAGATTTATTACAGTTATTTATAATATCTCGTTTGATTAATACAAACTTCTTAGGTGCTTTATTAGGTTTAGGTGACGCATCAATCAATAAAATGTTTTCAAGAAGTGACGATAGATTGGATGGTGATTTAACACAACTATTTAGTATTAATTCTGAATATGGTGTTGAAGGATTTAGTGAAGATGAATACGATGGAGTAAATGACATTTATATTGCAACCTCAGGACCTGCAACCTTAGGGGTATTCTTTACATCTAGTACCGAGAACAGAGTAGAATTATCACCTGGAGTTACAACATTTACACCACAACTCACCAATTTATTTGGATATCCTGGCACACAAGAAGTACCATTCTACCAGTGGCAACTAAACCAACAACAAGTACCGACTATTTTTGGTTCAGATATAAATGATTGGAATACAAACTTGATAGGTGGAGGTTTTTACAAACAAAAATATCAAGGACTAAGTTTCAAATATAGTTCACTTTCACAATATTTTAACAATTTAACCACAGGTCAAAAAGGGTTTATTTATAATTCTAACGCGTCGGGTAATGATATTACTTTTCCTCCTGGGCAATCAAATAGTTTCTTAGTTGGTGCACCATACCATTTTTATTTTGGATTAAATAAAGGTAAAAGTTCAATTAACAGATACATAACAAAATATATTTTGAATCAAGATGTCTAATGAAAATGAAATATTAATTGTTTTAGGTTCAAAACAATTTGCCGGAAACACCGACAAGGATATTTGGATTCAACCGCCTCTTATTGGAGACATGAGAACTATGGTTGAAGGTGATAGGTCTTTAACTATTAATTTAGCCCAACAATTTGACACAGAAAGACAAACAAGTGATGTGTTTAGAATTTCAGGTAAAATTACAAATGTTTTTCGTAACGTAATATCAGGTGCCTGTTCATATACACCATTTAAAAATATACTTTATTATACTAATGCTATTGCAAATGCCACATCGAACTTAATACCCGGGTCTAACGTAGATTGGGAAGGGTATCCTCAATTTGATGAATTTACTTTTGTTAGATATAGTGCCATTACAGGCCACAGAAACTTCATAACAAAAAGTGCTAGTTCATATAATTGGATGTTAAATTTAACCTACCCTTTTAGTAGTGATACGACACAACCAATGGCATATACAAATGAAAAATACGGAGTTACAGTAAACTTCACAGCCTCTGACGGTATACCATTTGTAATTGATACAGGACAAGTTGATGGTAAAAATGTTGTGTACTTTTATTGTGGAACCAAACATAATTTAAGTGTTGGACAATGGGTAGAGTTAGAAATACCTTTAGTACCGGGTGGTTTAGGAGGTAAAAAACTGTATCAAGTTTTTTCACTTGGTGATGGTACATATCGTTCGGAAGAAACTGTATTTACAATATTTAATCTGAAATTTCCAGTAAACCAAACAACAACAGGATTTTATGGTACATTTAAAAGAGTGTCAAACATTGTAAATAGTGGTGAAACTAAATCAATTTATTATGTAAGATTACATAAAGTAATCAACCCAAAGAGGGTATATGGGTTGGTTTAATCCACCTGCGATAAACGCTAATAATAATCAAACGGCAATTGACATTGGTTGGGGATTTAACATTTTAGTGAACACTGTTGATAGTTGGTGGGACCATTTCAATACAACAAATAAAGATATTATTCCATTAAATTCATACGAACAACCACAAGGTAGTGGTCAGTACTTTTATTATAATGATTTTTTAAGTAATGGTGATATTATAAAAGGTGATTTTTGTGAGTATAACTTTATTGAACAACAGGAGTACGTTTTATCACCGATGTATCATAAATATTCTTTTAATAATTCATATTTCTTAGATAATTCACCAATAAATTTACCAAGTGGGTATCTCTATGAACCACATGCGTCAATACCTATTAGAGTATTTAGCGATTATTTAGAATTTGGTTCATCAACCAATACAGATAATATACCAACATATGCTTGGTTCTCTGAATATGAACAAACATTCTTTTGGAGGGATAT